TCTAACAATATATTAATATTTTATAAAGTATGTGGATATACTTGTATAGAGAATAAAGTCTTTTTTGAACGGAAAGACTAGAAACCGTTGGGGTTAGCAGTGCATATGCACAATGACTATATGTAAACTAGTTACTAGTCCTGATAAGTATCTGCTATTGTTTTTGCTTGATGCGGCGCCCAAACCGAACAAGACATTTGTTATATCTCGTAATCAGCCTTCAACTGAAGGATTACTGGATATATGTCAATGTACATTACACCATCTGGTGCAATCCATTGAACTAGAGTATTCTGGTAGGCAATGAATGCCTTAGAGTGATTGATGAGTGCTTGGTCTGCGGCGGCAAACAAAGCAGTGTTGGATGTGGTTGGTGTTGTCATATATCTCTCCTTTGTATGAGATAGATGTATATGGATGGGACTTGATGATGTATACTTGTAGAGTAGTAAGAACAGAGGTGGATACCCCTGCCCTTACTAACCCTAAAGAACTTCCAATCTAGAGCACCCAACCCGCTGGCTCAACTTCGAGCAATCGGCGTGGCTGTGACCTATCGATTTGGAATGTGATGGTTTGGTAAATGGTGTTTTCATTACCCTTTGCCACATCACCTGGAACTGGATCAGACTGCTCAATGTTCGTGAGTTTGCACTCAATGAACAATTGCTTGCCTGTTGCCTTGTTAGCCTTCAACAGATCAACAATGTGTTGTGCTGGATTGAAGACTGCCTTGGTTGCTTCGTCGACCGACTTGGTCTCGAACCAAACAGCGAATGCTTGGCCACGACTTGCGACAACCTGTGGTGCGAAGACAGGCACGATGAGCCCGTCTGCGTCTACTGGCCGTTGACAAAGAAACTTACGACGAGTTATTTCGCCTGTCTTTTCATCTTTAGCAACGCTGTCTGTAATACCTGAAATTTGGAATTTTGCCATGATAGTCTCCTGAACTGTTAGGCTTGATTTGGATTGACGAAGAATATCGCCACCGTGATATTTAGAATATATAAATATAATATATATATATAAAAAATGTTAAGTCCCAACACACCCGCAAGATGTGCTGGAAACTTAACTGTACTACTGGACCCGTGCTACCAAGTTACGGAAGAGTCTACCTCCACTGACTTGGAGACCTTGCCTGCAAACTTGATTACGAGATCCTGTGTAATGGACCCGTCCTTCTGGGTAAACACAGCAGCCGACTTGATTTCAAGGACGTCTGCTTCCATAACAAACTTCATGGAAGAATCCTGAGCCTGTTTGAGGAACTCAGTGTATTCTGGAAGTTTCGCAGCAGGAAGCCAGACACACCAGACAGGCTTAGCAGTTACATCGCGCTCAACTGTGTGAGACTCGAGTGGCTGCAGCAGCATCTGGTGGGTACCGTACTTACTTTGCTTGCTGGAAATCCAATTTACATGGAACTTGGACATAATTACCTACTCTCTGTGACTTGGACCTGTCACTAAAGGTTCAACGGAGTATTTATAGATATATAACACAGTAAAGCGAACCACCCTAAGGTGGCTCACTAAACTAGAACATTGGCGTAATGCCTGCGTTCTTCTTCTTGGACTTGCGTTGCTTGCGTGCTTCAAGCAACTCTGTTGCATGAGGCTTGCAATAGTTACGGAAGTGGTCATCATCCCAAAGGATTCGACCTTCCATAGGAGCAAGCTGCACATTGCAAACGCAACACCAACAAGTAGTGTCATTGAGTCTCATACGATCTCCAATCGTGTAGAGGAATAGGACAGAGATATATTTATAAATATATAAACAATTAAGCACCACTACCCATAATCCACATTCAAAGTCACAAGTGACTTAATGTCGTTCCACAAGGAGAACAACAAGGATTAGGGTAATGATGCAAAACGGTGTACTCTCAGTCATCTGGAGCAGTCGACCATTGCCATAGGCATATTTATAAGTATATAAAAAAAACTGTGACAACCCGAACCGTCGTTCGGGGTGTCCAGTGTCGGCTCAGTGGCTGTGATCCACACTCTGAGGTCGTGTGGCAGTTGCTATCCGCAGAAATATTTATAGATATATAAAGTTAACTAAACTACTCACCCGAAGGTGAGCAGTAAAGTAATAGCTCAGTCAGCGTAAGCTGGAAGAGCAGCCTCGGCCTCGGCTTCAGTGGCATAGTAGCCAGCTGAATAACGAGTCCAAGGAAGCCAAGCGTCCATACCGCCATCCCAGTAAAGGGAGCCGATGTACCAGCCGGCTGCACTGCGCAGAACCTGAGCATCTGTAATCTTGTATTCAGACATGTTCACCTCCTTCCTGAAGTTGTAGTGTGAATGATGTCAAGGATATATTTATACATATATAAAAGTAAAGTCCTCATCACCCCGAAGGGTGACAAGGACGCAATAGGTATGTTGCAACTGTCAGGCCGGACCATACTGGAGTTTGCACTCCCAAAGTACCAACGGTTGGTTGTGTCCTTGAAGGTTTTACGCTTCAATTCCCTGACCTTTCAGGGATACTTAGCACTAGTGTTGTTCCACTAATGTAGCCATAGAGGGGTCGTCGTTCACCAAAGCACGAGCTTGTTCACGAGCTGGTCACGTCAATCTACTGCAAGGATATATTTATAAAGTATAAAATCCACAGAGCTACCACCCGAAGGTGGTAGATGTGGTGAGAGGGGAGTCTCAGTTAACGCTTAGGCTTGGGAGCCACAGCTGCGCCGAATGCGCAAACAACTGTGATTCCAGCAAGACCAGTGTCTGCAACTTTCGATACAACACGCTTGATAGCCAAGCGCGTAGTAGTCCCAGCGTTGTAGGACTTGTTGTACAGGGATTCATGCTTCATATCAACCCTCCTTGAGTCGTGTAGGAAATGGAGCACCGATATATTTATATAATATAAAAGAAGTAAACCCTAGTACTCACAACACCACGTATGGTGCCTTTCAGTGAGTACTAAGGTAGAGGACAACGCTTTTGCCTGTGTACAGCAGGTGCCATTGTTTCGTTCCCGGACGTTTCCAGTAAACGCTCCATAGAAATATTTATAAAATATAAAATAACTAAACTTACTCCCCGAAGGGAGCAAATTCAGCCACCGAGAGATTCGGCGTACCAAACACAATGTTCACAATGACAAGTCTCTTCATGAGAAGGGTCTTGATTGTAATCAATTGCTACTTTAACCGGGTCAAATGACTCAGTCATAATGGTCTCCTTTCGTGAGACTAGGGTTCAAGGTAATATTTATAAAATATAAGGTAACTAGCAGTACCCCCCCAGGGGGAGGGGGGCACTAAGCTAGCGTGTTTTGCGTGCGTAGTCAACTGCCAAAGCAGCAGCTACTAACAACGCAACAACACCGGTAACTTTCAAATTCATTGAAAGTACCTTTTTGTATGCCTGCCAATAGGACATAATGTCTCCTTTCGCGAAGGGAATGTGGCACAGGTATATTTATAAAGTATAAACGTGGTAAAGGTAGTCACCCCAAAGGATGACCACCAATACCACAACGTTATTGATACTGGTAAGGCGTGATGCCTGTACCATGATCACGAACATTGATCATTGCGAGCAACTCGTTGTCCTTGAGGTTACCAAGGACTTCGCTAATAGCTACATCGAGCTCGCTACGCTTACGAATCAGTGTGTCCAAACGAGTTTGCAACTCATAAACGGACTTCTGATTGATTGCTTTCTTGCGGAAGCCTAACATGATAGTCTCCTTTCACGAGACTAAGGGTAGACGGAATTGTCTACATAGATGTATTTATAATAGATATAAATATAATAATAAATATAAATTAAATAAGTATAAAGTTAGTTCGCTCAAGGTCCCCGAGAGGACCCTGAGCTATGTGACAAGCCTGCTATGACTAGCGGTTTGCCTTGTGGCCTGCGATGAGGCCTTTCGCAGCTGCGGCTGAACCTACTACTGTGACGTAGGTGGCCTTTGCTACTGCAAATTCGGCTTTGCCTGTGAGTGTGCCTGCTTGCATACCGCGTGAACGGCATGCATCAAGGAACTCTGGCTTTGGCGCGTACTTGCTGATTTTCTTTTGTGTGGCCATGTGCAACCTCCTAGGTTGTGTTGGGAATGTGCCACGGATATATTTATAGGGGTATACTGTACGGGGCGTGTTAAAAATATAACACTGTACAGTATAATAATCATTACCCCTTTATACTTTTTCCCATATTCTACCTATTTAAGAATTTATATATCCTTATATATGTTCACATATCGTTCAAGTCAAAAAATTTTCCCCCCAATAAAAACACATATAGATCTTTATACGTTTATAGAGGTTACCAAAAGAAATCCAAGAAATATTCCCCTACAGGTTGCAAATGACTCAAGTACCCTGATAGGTTTCCTCTTGTCAGAGAATGCTGACACCTAACAAGGAGAAATATATGACAAACAAGAAAATAGGTCCCGCCAAAGACACAAGCTCTGAAGGTCTCTACGATATGTCTGCTATAGATGATATCTATCAATCAGCCTTCAGCTCCTATGGGTCAAACAACACTGATTACAGCCACATGAACTTCGACACGGACAACTATGCCTATGAAGCTTACTAAGAACACCTCTTTACACCCTAACAATGCCAAACATATAAAAGGATTTGATATGAATATTAATGAAATGACAGAATTTAAGTCAACAACAACAATAAACCAGTACTTCTTATTAGGATCAGAGAAGTTATTTATAAATCCAATCAATAATTTCAGTAATCAGTTCAAGTATGATCACTCAATTACCCTTATCGACACACATGACAGAAACAATCTGTCTGAAGCAGAGATCAAGGCTAAAGTTAAGCAGTACTACAGGAACTTAGCCATACATTGGGAGATCAATTACCAATCAAGAGTATTCATTGGAACTGGACAAGATTGTCTATACCTATTTGATCTCTATACTAACCATGGGATCGTTTTTGATGCGGCGATTTTGATTAACTTTGATTTTAGCGCCTTCACAGAAAATGAAGTTATCTTAAAAGGTATTAAAGACCATACAAAGATATATAATTTCTATAATAATAAGAAATTCACTGATAGCAAGTTAGCCCACGTGAATCAATTCATCCCAACAAGGGTGTCTCCAGCTTTCAGTAAGCGTTTTGCACTTGAAGCAAGTGGCGTACTTACCTATGATACATATGAACTGTTGTACATGAATGAAAAATCACCAAGTGAATTCAAAATGATTGAAGATGAGTTTACTTTAGTAAGCTAATCCTACAAGAGGTTATCTAAGCCGTCTTCTGGGTTCCAGTCTTCGGCTGAGATAACCATTTGTTTAACATCATCAGGGCTAAGTCCTCTTACAATGGTTTCTGCGTCAGTTTCCATCATCTCAGCAGTCTCCAATACCATTTCCCATTGTTCCGGCTTAAAGAAGCTGATGGTTAGCTTACTCTCATCATCTTCTGCGTGAGCTGTAATAACATAGTTGTACATCTCTATCATATCTGGATCATATTCCATGAGCTGATCCATTGTTTCTGGCTCAACGTCATCACCACGTATTATCTTTTGAATCATTTCCCAAAAGTTCATGGTATCCCCTTACTCTTACCTATCATAGATAGTACCCTTATTTTACTATGTAAAGCTATCTAATTTGTTAAAAAATAAAAAATAATTTTGCGCGGAACGGCCGGAGGTTAGTATTGACTGCGTTCTATACAATTTTTAAATGACTTAGTATATTAATGAAATCATCATGATCTTTTGAATCTTGAATATAAATATCAGTTTGATCTAACTGATTATTATTAAGAATATTCTCATGTTTAACATCTAAGGTATTGACTGTATTGAAATCGTTATAATTAAATAAACGCCAGTCATCACCATTATAGTGATTCTCTACATTTTTAAAATTAATATCCATCTTGTGTGTTCACTTCCTCAATCCAGCTGTCGTTACACTCTCTGCAATGAACAGCATACTTTTCTCTGACTCCATTTACAGCTAATGTGTTAACTGTAAAGTTTGTTGGGTATGGGCATTCGATACATGGTTCAACTTTGGGTAGGTTTGCTCTCATTTTCTACCCTCAATTTAAGTTGTTCGAATAATTTCTGATCATCTTTTAGTTTACCAATTGCATTTTCTCTACCTTGAGCAAAATTTTCTCCATCTAAGAAGATCCATGCACCTTTTTGAGTAAAAATGCCAATCGATAATGCTAAATCTAAGATAGATCCGTATTGATCAATGCCTCTTCCGTAAAAAATATCAAATTCAGCAATCTTTAAAGGTGGAGCCATCTTATTCTTGATAACTTTAGCCTTAACTTTAATGCCTATTGAGTCACCTTCTTTGTTCTTAATATCTTCTTTCTTACGAAGATCAATTCTTACTGAAGCAGCATACGGCAGTGCACGTCCGCCTGGTGTTGTTTCTGGATTTCCAAACATCACACCAATCTTCATTCTAATCTGATTAATAAAAACAATGAGTGTTTTATTATCATTAGCTAGTGCAGTGATCTTACGCAATGCTTTTGCCATCATTCGAGCTTGTAAGCCCATTTGATTAGCGTCCATTTCACCTTCTAATTCTGCTTTTGGAACCAATGCAGCAACTGAGTCAACGATTATTAGACCAACGTCTCCAGTTTTTACTAGTTTGTCAACAATTTCTAATGCTTCCTCACCATAATTTGGTTGAGCAAGAAGTAAATCATCTAAATTAATACCTAGATCCATCATATAAGCTGGGTCCAGTGCATGTTCAGCATCAATATATGCACAACGTAAACCCATCTTTTGGGCTTGTGCAACTAGCGATAGTGAGATTGTAGATTTTCCAGATGATTCTGGTCCATATATCTCAACAATTCTACCTCTTGGTAAACCACCAATTCCTAAAATTTTATCTAGAGTTGGTGCACCTGTTGATATTGCTGGCCAAGTTTGGGTTTTAGCATTACCAAGTTTCATTACTGTACCGACACCGAATTGCTTATCGAGCAAAGCGATTGCCATATCTAATGCTTTTGATTCTTCCATATGTGTATTATACCATAGTTTCTTTTAGTGGTTTTCTCAAAACTGACTCAACCTCTTTAATTTTTTCAACCAATGCTTTTTGTAATTTTCTGTATTCAATTCTTGATTCATTATCCAAACCAAGCTGTGCTTGTTTTACTCTTTCAAGTGTTGCATACAACTTAAGTAAATAACTTTGATCGACAATGTTCATATATGTGTTTCCGTCTCTAGTTGCTGATATAATTGGACAGTACATTATACAGACGTTAAGCATTGAAAGTGAGACATTGTGGCAAGAAATATTGATATAGATAATGATTACAGAAGGGCAGCATATCTCTTAAAGGAGAAGATTACCACTGCAGCAGACTTGGTAAAAATATGGTCTTACGCTGGACCTTGTTCAGAGAATTGTCCGTCAATAGAAAAAATCTCAAAAAAGTAGAAAAATTTCTTGATTTTTTTTGACAAACATGAGTATAATGTCTCTAAGGGGAAAACAGAAATTAGAGAACATTATTATCTACTTCTCTTAGTGAAGAGAATCTCTTACCAGTTCCTCCAGAAACTTGCTAGACAAAGCATAAGTGGGTTACTATATAGTCCATCACCATACATTAAATTAAGGGGGTGATGATGAAAGTTTATCAAATATATGTTCCTGAGTTAGCAACTTATATAAAATATAAGGTTTTGAATCCAGAAGACATTGAATCATTGGTTGAAGAACTAGATATTAATTCTCCTAAGGATTTCAAACTTGCCGTATTAGAACACGTAATATATAATGTTAAATCAGATGTAACTGATGCACTGCGTCAGATGTCTCGTGAATCAGCAGAACGCTGCATTGATGCAATGTATAACGGCTGTGTAATGCTTAACCCCCGGATTAGATATAGATCTTTGGATAGATCTAGCTTATGCTAAATTGCCGCCATCCAACTCTTTTGATAAAGACTTCTCTGCTATAGAATCTGAGTTAGCTAAAAGATATAAAGATACTATCTTAAGTAAAGATTCAAAGAAGAATAATTCTAGTAAACATAAAAAGATTTCTAGACAAAAGTTTCTTGGTTTAGAAGGTCATTTATTAAATAACATCATAGGCCAAGAAGAAGCTGTAGACTCAGTAGTATCAGCTTTAAAAAGATCTCAAGTCGGCTTGAATGATAAGAACAGACCCTTAGGTATTTTTCTCTTTGCCGGTTCTTCTGGAGTTGGTAAAACTCACCTAGCAAGCACATTGCATAAATATCTTTTTAGTGAAGAATACCCAATGGTGAGAATAGATTGTGGAGAGTTTCAGCATAAGCATGAAAATCAAAAATTAATAGGATCTCCTCCTGGATATGTTGGTCACGATGAAGGTGGTCAACTAGTAAACCTTGTCAAAAAGAATCCTTACACAGTTGTACTATTGGATGAAGTTGAAAAAGCACATGCTGATATGTGGAACACGTTTCTTCGAGTATTTGAAGATGGCGTACTTACAGATGGTAAGGGTGAAGAAGTAAGCTTTCTTAATACTGTTATAATAATGACCACTAACTTAGGTAATGAAAAAACTGTTGATTACTTACTTAGTGGTGGAACTGGCTTTGCTAAAAATATAAATTATAAAACCTCAACTACTCAAATGCCGGCAAAAGAGATGGTTGAAAAAAATACTTTAGATGCAGTTCGCAAACACTTTAGGCCTGAATTTATAAATAGATTAGATAAAATAATTGTTTTTAATCATTTAGATAGAAGTAGCTTAGAAAAAATAGCAGAACTAGAAATGTCTATAATCATGGATAAACTTTCTAAAAAAGGCTACAGTATAAATTACACAGATGAAGTTATATCAGCACTTTTAGATAAGGGTGTAGACAGTGTAAAGGGTGCTAGAGGTTTAGCTCAAATTCGTAGAGAAAAAATGGAAGATCAATTAGCTGACATTTTAATTAAGTCAGCTCCGCCACGTGGAACCATATTTGAAATATCTTATAAGGATGAAGGTGATAATTTTATTTTCACATTAAAGAAACCTTCAAAAGCAGCAACTATCGCTTAGTTTAATTACTATATAAGTGTATTCTAAATCTATAGGAGATTCTATCATGGCAGTAGGTATGTCAAGTGCAGCTAAAATGTTTGGCCAAAATGGAACAATGGCGAAAAGGGTAGCCAGTGGTTTGCATGGCGCTGCCAATAGATTAGGTGGAGCACGGCCCCCATATGATGAGTAGGGGTGGCATGAGAAGTAGAGGGGCAGCAGCTTTGACTACAATGGGCAACTATCCAAGAAGAACTGCAGCAGGCGCCGCAGGAGCAATGGGAGCCTATGGGGCTAATCGTCGTAGGGGTAGCCAAAACTACCCAATGTACTAAAAGGGTTAACTAATGTTTCCTCGCTTATCTGGGATGTCAGCTGGTGCACGCGGTCTTGCTGGAAGAGCTAGAAGCACTGGCGGAAGAATGGCAATGGGTACAGCAAAAGGACTTGGTGGTGCTGGTGCTTACATGGGCCGGTGTTGGCACTACCGCTCATTCGTCTTTCGTTAGAGGAGCTGCCAGAGGAATTGGAAGCGGTTTAACAATGGCTTCTAGACATCCTAAATCAGTAATGGGTGCAGCTGCAGGTGGAATTGGTTACGCCGGCTATAGAAATAGAAGAGGTAGTCAAAATAATCCACTGATTGGATTGGAATAATCTAATGTTAGCTGGAGCAAGACGTTTAGCTGGTGGCGCAGGAAGACTAGTGTCTGGGGCAAGAATGCCTAGTACTAGAAGAGGTAAATTTGCTCTTGGTGCAGGAATCGGACTAGGCGGAATGGCCGCAATGCGCGGAAGATCGTCCGGGGCAAATGGTTTGCAGGGCAAGTCAAGTGGTGGAATGACAGGAATGTAATAAAAAGTGATATAATGTTATATATCTATATGTAAGGATGTTTATAATGAGTGACTGGAAGAATTTTATCAATATAAACGGTGATTTCGAATTGCCAAATTTCTTGTATCGAACAATAAATGATTTAATGAAACAAGCTTTAGATATGGGAACGTTGCTTTCAGATGACCCTTATAAATTAAGAGCTTATAAAGAGCAGACAAAAAAACTATTTAAAAATAAATGGTATGATTTAGCTCAGGCTCTAGAATTTTTTGAAATAATAGAACAGTGCTCATGTGCATCGGCAAGATTAGAAGTAAATGGCGGCAAGGATGTTTATTGTGATATATGTAAAGGTGCTAGGTTTATTATCAGCTCTGCACTTACTCCTGACCAAATGCGTGAAGTCAGCACGTTTGTCAATGCGGCGCAAAATGTAGAAGTAGCAGAAAAATTACAAAAAAGTTTAATGAAAATTCTTTCGGAACACAGATGAAATGTGATAGATGTAACTATGATCTAAATTTTGTTTATGAAGATATAGTTCAGGCTGAACAAGTCTTAACTATTCAAGAATATTATTGCCCCCGGCTGCAAAAGCTGTTTAATAGAAACTTATACTCAAGAAGGTATTATTAAATCTGAATGGATTGATTTTAATGGAAAATAATATAGAAAGATTTGAAGATAAAAATTCTTTTATGGATAAGTTTGAATCACTTCGTCCTGATTTATTTTTTCCGGATGAATGGACTGATGAGCAAAGAGAAAAAGCTGTTGAATTAGTCCGTCCACAAAAAACAAGAACATCAATGTTTTCTTCAATTCCAATGAGATGTGAAGCATCACGTTGTATTTTTGCTGAAACCTGTCCGCTTCATCAACAAAATTTAGCACCAAAGGGAAAACCATGTCCTATAGAGATGGGAATGGTTTCTCAATTTACTGGCGAATACATGGAACAATTAGACGTAAGTCCAAACAACTTAGTTGAAGTCTCAATGGTAAGAGATCTAGTTGATCAAGAAGTTCAATATTTGCGTAAAACAAAACTTTTAGCCAAAGAACATTTTATTCAAGAGAATATTATTGGTATAGATAAAGATGGTGAGCCAATTCTTAAAAAAGAATTACACTTAGCAGTGGAGCTTGAAGACAGATTACATAAAAGAAGAAAAGATTTACGTAATCAATTATTGGCAACTAGAGAAGCTAGAGCAAAAACTGGTCAAACTCAACTTGATACAGCTCAAGCTATTTCTGAGATTATTCAAAAAGTACAAAAGATTGAAATAGAAAACAATAAGCTTATTCGCAAAAAACTTGGCACATACGAAGTAGATGATTACATAGAAGCTAGCACTAAAGATTTAGAATAAATATATGAAAAATCATAGGTTGAGTCATACTCAGTTGGAAAATTTGGGTACAAAAATAAAAATTGGTCCAAGAAAAATAAGTCCAATACCCCAAAAATCACCTATAACAAATCAGTCAATTGAAGCTATGTTACGGATCTGAAACAGCTCTTGGAGAAACTTTTACAGTTGGATCTTCAAGAGGATATTTAGAAAGAGCAAAAGCTGTTGCAGACGAATATTTAGAATTAATGTTAGATCCGAAAAATAGAAGTTTATCCGGCAATGCTAGATTTAGAGGGTTAACAGATCAAGGCTTAAGGGATAATATAGAATTTACTGTTCAGGCAGAAAATTTAGATTTATCATTATTAAATAAATCAGCTGCAGATAAAATATACAGATCATATAGAGAAAAAGCACTTTCTTTAGATCAAACATTTACAAATTTAGGAATGCCAGCAATGTCACTTCCTTCAGAAAGTCCATATAGGCACTTTCTAAGATATATTGTTGATCCATTCGGTGCCGGTGATCCTAAAAACGGAATTCACCCGGCAACTCTTAACTTAATGAGAACATCATATGGCCCAACACATGACGCAACAACTCTTGAAGATATTACAACTGGTAGAAATAGAATGAGATCTCCGTTCTCTCTTGAAAGACTCCATGAAAGAACTAAAAAATTTTTTCCAGAAGGACTGCCAACTTCTTATGAAGATTCCATAGCCAAGAATGCTGACGGAAGAGTACTTAAGCCAATGAATCATTTAGCTTTTGATAAAGGAAAAACATATACAGTTATAACATGGGACACTGAAACAACTGGATTAACCCCAGAATCTCAAATAAGAGAAATAGCATTAGTAAAAAGAACTGTTACTCACAATGCAGATGGGACAATGACTAGTAGTGCACCGGAAATATTAACTAGTAAAAGTTTTTCTTCCGACTTAATGGACATAGCTGGATATGTTGATAAAGATGGAAATACTATGTCTTTATCAGAAGCTGCATTTAGAGCTGAAAGAGGTGGTGTAGTAGACCCTGCCGATTTAGCTAAATTTAAGTCTGCATACAAAGACGGTGGTACTGGAGCTGTTGAAAGTTTTAAAGAAGTTTTAAGACTTTTTACAAATGAGGGCGATGTTTTAGGAACAGGTCTAGGAGCTGAAAACTTAAGAATAGAAGGTCATAATGCTGAAGCTTTTGACTTAGATAAACTTATAGGAACGCTACAAAGACTTCCAGCTTTCCAAGAAGATGATGAAGCAAAAGGTTTGTTAAAAAAATTCTTACACTTAAGATCGTCCAAATCAGATTACATGCTAGATACGTTAGATAGCGCAAAAATTGCTATTGGAGCACAGCAGTCTGAACTACAAAGAATTATGAGAAGTAGCGGACTGGAGCTATCTGAAGATTTACAACATGGACTGTTGTCTTCTTTTAGTATTTCTCCAGAAATGTTTGGCGGAGCAAAAGGTACTGAGTCATTAGAGAATTTATTTTTAAACACAAACTTTTTTGAGCTATTAGAAGGTAGAGCTGGGGTAGAAGGAATAGATACCTTAACTGGCTTAATGGAAACTCGCGGTACTCACACCGCAGAAGTTGACACGATGCTTAACGCATATATTAGTGATTTCATTAACAATAATGAACTTAGGATTAGAAGACTTCCAACTGCCGGAATGCCACCATCTGGATTAAGTGACGCAGCAGCAAAAGAATATACAGATAAAGCCGCGGACTTAGAAAATTTATTTAAGACTCATGGTTTCATGAAAGAAAATAGGTCAATGACCGCCTTTGAAAAATTCATGAGAGCAAGAATTAGAAGAAGTAGCGCCGTAACTCCAATAACAAATATATCAGATATGAGTAGAGTATCTGATGATGTTTTCCAATTCCTTAATACGGAATCAGGAATGCAAAAAATATCAATGTCTGTTACTCCTGATTATTTAGCAAGGTTAGAAAGTAAAGGAATTAATCTTGGTATCAGAGCGGAAAATCTATCAGTACCTGGTACTCCATTAAACGTTATGGACGAAGCTTCTGCTGGAAGCATTTATTATAGTCCAAAAGCAAATGATGGTAAGGGAGGGTATGTATTTTCTAATTTTGAATCTAGGGGAGTTAAGGGAGTAGCTGGATTCCAAGAACTTGATAATGACCAAGTTGCAAAAGCATTTAAATTTGCATTAGACGAATCTAGAAATGGAAAAAAAGTACCCGTAAGCATTGGAGGTAGTAGATCAATTGCAGCAAACGCGAGTACGGAAGCTTTATCTAATATTGGGATAACTGAAATAGAAGCAACAGAACTTGACCAAATGATAAGGGCTAGAAAAGGGCTTGGGTCATTGGGTACGCCAAGATCCTTGCCAAAGGATGTAACTGGTCTATCTAAAGCACTGGGCACTACATCAGAACTTTATGGATTAAAAGCTGGCGGATTTGCTCCGGCAGTTGTTGGTGCAAAAACTGCTGAATATTCACAAGCATTAATAGATAGAGGATTACCTTACGCTACTTATGATGTTAGAAGTAGAATAATGGCAGCAGGTGAAGCTAAGGCCACTTCAGGAATAGGTCAAACTTTAATAAGAAGAATGTCAGAAAAAGGAGATTTAACGTTTGCCGCATTAGCAGAAAAAGATTTAAGTAAGTTATCTGACATTGGTGTGCAGTTTACAATGGGCCAAGGTAAGGAAAATATTTTTGGTATACAGAGAAGATCAAAACTTGGAGAACTTTTTGATGTATCTGAAAATTCATATTTTAGAACACCTGTTACTGGTACGCCATCAAAACAAGCAAGTAGAGTTATTGTAACTGCAGATGATCTTTCTAAACTTATGATACGAGAATTTGATAAAAGTGGTAATGTAACTGGTGAAATTAAATTTGGAAGTCAAGAATTTATAGAAAATGCAAATTTAAATAGATTTATAGATTCAACTGTTCAGGCAACAGATGCAGAATTAGGAGCTACAATTAACAGAGCTTTTGCTCCAAAAAACTTAAGTAGACTAACTACTGAAGATTTAGCTGAGCAAGTTCTATCTGGAAACATTAGAGCTTTTAATAAGCTTAAATCAACAGAGGGTTCTTTTGTGTCTACAGCTTTGCAAGAAGAAGCAGCAGCTTTAGCTAAAAATATTTTTGGTGAACAAGAATTATCTCCAGTAGGGTTAAAAGAAAGAATGCAACAACTGTCTGAAGTAGCTGAATTAGCTACAAGAGAAGCTAGAGAAGGTAGACTAAGAGAATTAGCAGGAAAAGCAGATCCAGATGTTGTTATCGAAAACTACGGAAAAACAGTTAAAACTATAGCAAATAGAATAGAAGAATCATTTATAACTGGAATGAAAATAACTGGAGGCGATGCAGTAGAAATAATAAACAAGGGAAGATTAGCTCAAGGTATTTCTGGGGTAATGGATACGGACGTTGCTTTGAAGAGTAGACCTCACAGACTTATTAGCACAATGAGTACTGAAGACGATGGGGTTCTTGGTTATATGATGTCTGGTTCAGTTACCGATGATATGGATACCGCAGCAAGAAGTGCAGTAAGCATTTCTGGTGAAGCAGCTGATGCTGGAGTAGCAAGAGCTGCAGAAGACGCTGCAGCACGCGCAGCGCTCATTGATTCCGCGTCATTTGTAGATGATATTAAACCAACATTACCAGGTCTTAATGAGGGTGAAAAGTTTGCCAGTGAGGCAATTGCTGTTGGCAGAAAAGTCTATGAATCTAATAAAGGAAAGTTTGCATTAGGAGCTTTAGCTTTAGCTGGAGCCGTTACTGGATATAAAATAGCTAAAAGAGGAAACGAAAATGATCTCTATAGCGCTACTATGGGACCAGCACCAGTTGAAGAAGGACAAAGACCTTACGGTATACAAGAAGCTTTAATGGGCAATGGTCAAACTTCAAGAAGAAAAGATCCATTGTTTACAGCTGGTATTGTAGGAAATCTAGATAGGCAAAAAATAGGTCATACATCGATGGGTTCTAATAAAAATAGTCACTTATTTGGAGATAGATAAATGTCACTTTTATCAAGTATAGGTAAAACTTTATATAAAGGTGCAACAACTAAAGCTGGTGCAGGCTTAATAATAGGAGGCGCAGCTGTAGCAGGTATTGCAAAAAACGCAGCACCAGCTGCAAGAGACGCAGCAATGGATGTTGCTTTTGGTGACCCTAATGCGGATGAAGCATTTCTTGGAAGAAAATTAACACCAGGTGCAGTTTTTGATGCAGCAGTTCCTGGTTCACATACAGGCAGGAACACAATAGGTGCTATGGGCGCAGGAGCGACAGTGGGAGCCGTTATTGGTGGTATGGCTAAAGGTTTCAAGGGTGGAGCATTAGGAGCTGCATTTGGAGCAACAGCTGGATTAGCTGGAAGCGCTGCAATGGGCATTGGTTACATTAATCGAAATGAAAGATTCATAAATGAATCACCATATGTTGGAACTAGAAGATTAAATAGAGATATGACTTATGGTGGAAAAATGTATGGTCAAAGAAATTCATCTTTAGAAACTGCGCAAGAACTTAATGCAGATGGAAATATAGTTCTCGGCATGCATAACCTCAGAAGAGGTGGTTAAATATGAGTGACATAAGCGGAATGGTTGACGAAGCCTCTCAAATCCCAGGAGCAATGGGTAAAGTCTTAGGCCGGAATGGAAGCAACTGCAGCAATACAAAATCCACTTTTATTATTTGGCTATGGTTCATACAGGGCTCAAAATACAATTCTTAAAGGTGGTTTCTTAGATAATAAAAGAGGTGTTGGACGGAAGGTTTAGCCCTAACCTTGCAGCTAGATCTAGAGCAAAGTTTAGACCTTTCGTAGGAAATGCATTAGATCCACTTGGACCACAGGGTGCTAATCAATTTGTTGGTGGAAGAAATATATTTGGTAGAACGACTAGAAGAGGAGAAAAGCTAGCAAGAGGTCGGAAGAAGTGCAATTAAATCTGGCACAGATGATTTAACTAAAGTAGGATCTAACTTTAAAAGATTTAGAAGAGGAAATTTAACCGCAAATCCTAAAGCATTCTTCAGAGATCCAAACCTTTCTAGATTTGGAGCAGGACACAATAGGGGCTTTATGGCACCGAATGCCGGTGGAGGATTAGCCTCGATAGGTAATATGTTGACTAGAACTTCGAAAGAAGCAAACCCAACATTTAGCGGTGGAGTTTTTGGAAGATTAGGAGCTGTTTCTAAATTAGAAAGAAGAGCAGCTACTACTCGTTCAACTGCTCGTGGAGACTTGAATCTTGCAAGAATAGCTAAGATGAACGGGGCAGTCTCAACAGAAGTTTATGCTGCAGCGGGAAGTCGTCTACCAGCTGTTAGGAATCCTGCCACGGGTAGATTCATGAGAAACCCAGCAAACTTTTCGACCCAGGTAACACCATTAGGAACGCTAGTAAACAGAGCAGCTGCAGGTGAGGCTTTGTCGGTTGGTGAACGTAGAGCCATGACTGCAGCAGGCGTAAGAGGAACCGCTAGTAGATCTTTTATGGAGTATGCCTTTATGTCAGGAGGTGGCCTTGATTTTATGTCATCTCAAGCTTTAGGCGCTACTGCCAAAACATTTGGAACGGGAACACTCACTTTAACAGATAATGCGGAAAAAGTAGTTAGAGGTTTAGCAAAAGGCATTCATGGAAATGGACAATTTGGAGTAACTGTTGCTAATAGACTTGGTATGGCAATGCCAATGACTGAGCTCGGTGCAGCAAAAATGGGTCAAAGACTTTTGGGAGAAGGTATTTATAAAACCATGGGCGCCCGAGGAACATTGCAGGCAGTAAAGTATGGTGGAGCAAAAGTTGGAATGGCTGTTGGAGCAAGAGCTGTAGCTGCAGCTGTTCCTGGTCTTAACTTAATATTTGCGGCAGATATGGCTTATCAACTTGCTAAGCTTGGTGGATTGGCTGTTAAAGCTGGAATCAATTTTGGTAAAGATGGAATGAAGTCAATGCAAGGTAATATGCATACCGGAATCTTTGGAGCAGGATATAAAGATGATGAAGTTAGAGCAACCTCTAGAGCTAGAGGTGTTTCCGCAATTCAAAACAGCAGACTAAATGCTAGATCGTTACTTGGATCAGAAGGTGCGATGATGGCTTCGCATTTCGGGTAGAATATACTATGGACAAAACTCAAGAATTTCGTAAAAGATTAGAAGGTTTACCTAGAGACGATCTTTTAGAAATCATTAACGCTCAAGATCCAGAATACTCAAAACAGGTTAATAGAATTGAATGGGTTTTTAAGAATAAATTAAGTCACATAAACTGGACAGATGGAACACCAGTTGAAGGTAGAGAATTCACAAACAGAGAATTAGCTTTATTAATCGATGAACCATTTGAAGTTGATAATAACTTATTAGACATGCGGAATATCTGCTGATCAACAAAGGCAAATACACATTTCTAAAGATCCATGTAGATGGGCAAAACATTTTCTTCAAGCAGAAACAAGAGTTTATCAAACTTTAATTTTGCGCGATCCAGCTTTGAGAAAAGTATTAAGAGCAGGTCGTCGTTTAGGAAAAACTTTCAGCATGGCTATTGCATTGCTTCACTATAGCTACACCCATAAAGACGGCAGGTGCCTAGTTATTGCACCAATGAAATCGCACGTTGAATTAATTTATCAAGAAATTCTTAGATTAGCTTCTAAGAATGAAATAGTAATGAATTCAATTACGAGAAAAGTAACCAGTCCTCAGTTTATGATTCAGTTTTCTAATGGATCTACAATTAGATTCTTTACATCTGGCATGCGTTCAGGTGGAAAGTCAGACGTAGCCCGTGGTCAAGAAGCACACGTGATTGTGTTGGACGAAATGGACTACATGCACGCAGATGACCTTGACGCGCTCTACGCGATGCTACAGAAGACCGCAGAAGACCAACCCGATAAAATACTCATTGGAGCTTCAACGCCAACTGGTAGAAGAGAAAGATTCTGGGAATGGTGCAGAAGCGCTAGATTCCAAGAGTTTTGGTTTCCGTCATATTGCAACCCATATTTTTCAAAAGAACAAGAAGATGAATTTAGAGAGCAATACTCAGAGATGGGTTATCGTCACGAAATTGAAGCAGACTGGGGCGAAGACGCAGAAGGTGTTTATCCTAGAAAGTTTATAGACAAAGCTTTCATAGATCCATCTTGGGACTATACTCCCGAAATACAATCAGCTAGATCATTCTATACAATTGGAGTTGACTGGGATAAGTACGGTGCTGGAACAAATATAGTTGTATTAGAAACCTGTAACGAAAATTATGAAGATGAAAGATTTAGAAATAAAGTTAGAGTTGTATATAGAGAAGAAATTCCTAAATCTGAATACACATTAACAAATGGAGTTAATAGAATAGTTGAATTAAATGAATCTTTTAATCCAAAACACATTTATGTTGACAGAGGATATGGAGAAGTTCAAGTAGAACTGCTTAGGAAGTATGGAACAGAAAATCCAAAATCAAATCTTAGAGATAGAGTTAAGGGAATAGGATTTGGCGAAAGCATTGAGATAAGAGATCCATATACCAAGCTTCCAATTAAAAAAGAAATTAAACCATACATGGTAGATAACCTAACTCAATATCTTGAAAGAGAAGCTATCTTGTTTCCAGTTTCAGATGAAGAACTTTATATGCAGTTAATTTCATATGTTGTTGTTAGAACTACTCAAACCGGAAGGCCTATATTCGAAGCTGGTGGATCAGCTATGGATCACGCTCATGATGCGCTAATGCTAGCACTTCTTGCTATTACTCAAAATTATGGAGACTTTAGTAAATTAAAGGTAGCAAGAAATACAGAGAGTTTCTCGAATACATTCTTTATGCCAAAGGCGAATAGTGTATCTGACGATGGGGATAAAGAAGCACCTGCATCTGGTATTATGGTAACCACTAAGAGAAACTCTGACTTGATGCCAGGTATCAGAAAAGGGAGACCTGCAAAACGTGTTTCTAGAAAAATGTTTTAGGTAAAAATATGTCATTAGTTAATAATATAGATAATCAGCTTTCAACAGAGCAAAAAGTAACATTAGATTATTCAACAACTGAATCGTCTTCTCGTAGCTCAACTGAATCAGCTTTTGCTAGGAATGGACCAAATTCCATTCTTCGCCAAGCCGGAGTATCATATGGTAATGATCAGCCATATTCAGTTCCCTTACAGTCTCTTAAGCAAGAAGCAAAAAATAGTATTTCTGACTTACTTAAATTCTTAAAAGATTTAGAAGATTTGTTAAGACAGGTAAAATTAGATCCTTTAAATAATCCAAACTTAGAAGAAGCACACGCATATGTTTGGGATGAGATTAATAAAGTTGATCACCCATATCCTAAAATAGAGATAGAAGGATATGCGGGTACCCTAAAATATCCTAGGCCACCCTTTATATGCTTTGACCAATATCTTTATGCGGAAGGAGTTCAAACAAGAGGCTATAGAAAATTTGTAAAAGAATATGATAACTTAATATCAAATACTACATTTGGTCACATTTACGACTTTAGAGAAATTATTAAGTACTTAGTAAACGAAACTAATTGCATCATAAGTTCATTAGGTGCAGATTTTGGAGATAACTATGAAGATGACTCACAACAACAGGTCGCGTCGTACTACTTGTACTGGCTCAAAATGGCAATCCACTATAAGGAACTCTTTGCCGAATCAATCAAATCATCGCCAACAGGTTTGCCAGAAACCGAAGTGGATAAAACAACTAAAAAGCAAGCCGCTCAATTTCAAGCATTTTTTTCTATCAAAGTAAACTCTTTAACGAATATGGTAGACAGTCAGTTGGATACTCTTCATAAAGATTTAGTAACTAACTGCAATGTATTTTATAGCAAGTATTTAAGTCCATCACTAAGATTTAAAACAAAAGTTGTTGCTGATTTTGCTTTAGATATAAGAACCACAAGTATGAAAACAGAACTACCTACTTTATCAGAAGAGGCAGCAATAGCACTATTAGCCGCAGAGGGCAACTTTAAATCAGTCTTAACCGACTTATTAGAGAGAAGAAATAATACATCTGCGAAGATAGATTCCTTGTATCAATCTATAGTTCAAAGAAGAAAATACACAAGCTTTATATCTCAGCTATCTATGAAAGCTGTAAATAGAGAAAGAATTGTTACTACGGAAACAGATTCAAATTATGCTTCTTTGCTTTCTGGCTTATTTGTAGATGAGTCTCAAGTTAACTCATTAAAATCTAGCCATGCCTTATTAGATGATTTAAACGAA